AATGGTGTTACTATTGTTCCTGAACCGATTAATAATGAATCATGAACAAGATAAGTAGCTGCATCAATAGCTGTTACTTGAACAACACTACCGACTATACCACCTTTTGTAGAACCATTTAGTGTCATAACATCGTTAGTTCCTCCTGGAACAAAAGCTTTCTTTGAACCATCGTCTACAGCAACAATTACCGCACCTTTAAATTTGTCAGTTCCATCAGTTAAGATGTCTAAGTCTGTTGCTGCTGTTTCTATATAGAAATAGAAAGAAGCACCAATGTTATTAGCCTGATTAGGGTCTGTTGGGTCGCTTGGTGTTGTTGTAACAATTGAAGGTAAAGTAAATTTACCGTCTGCATCGTTACATAACAATATTTTTCCCGCGTGTGCATCTACTGTTAAAGTAGTATCTGCTGTTAAAGAAACAGAGTTATTAACCCCTGCTGAAATAAATCCCGCCAAAGATTTGACTGGACCTGAAAAAGTTGATTTAGCCATAAGGTTCTCCTAACTAAATTTGTTGCACCATCTTGGAGTAAGTCTGCCGAGTCAGTTGGGGCAACGAGTTATCTCGGTTTAACTAACTATACTCTTTATGAGCCAAGCTAACAAGATTTACTTGGTTAGTTTTTTTAAGGCTTCTTCTAGTTCTTGATAGGCTTTAAAGATGTGACCGTAAGTCTCTTTGTTCTGATCGTTTTTTAATTGCTCGTTTAGAAAAACTGTGCCTGCTGTCTCCAGCAAACTTTTGGCTTTAATAATTATTTCTATGTAATATCTCATAACAAAATTTTAACATAAAAAAAGGGAGCCGAAGCTCCCTTTAGGATTTTTAGAACTATTAAGCTCCTTGTGATCCGAAAACACCACGCCAGTTAGAGACACCAAATGAGTATCTTTCTCTAGCTCTGTATCTAATGTTACCTGTTGAAAATTCAGGTTCCATTGTGGTTTCCATTCCAGTTCTTTGGAACATTTTTAAACCTTCACCATCAGAGTTCACAGATGTCATAATGAAATATGCATCAGGATCGTTCAGATAATGGTTTACTGAGAAACCGTTAGGTACAGAAGATTGATTTCTAATTGAGTTGATGTCATTGTCAGAAGTTCCTACTCTACCCGGAGTATTTAAAAGCCTATCGGCTACAAATACGAGTTGAGGTGGAACAATTAACTTGTCAGGTCTTACAGCAATAGTAAGATTTCTGTCATCAACAAAAGTTGAGATATCAATTATGTTATCTTCTAAAGAAGTTTCGTTCAAGTCAGCCATTGTTGTTGCTCTGTTAGCAGCAGTACCACCACCCGCAAGCGGATGAGCAGTATTGATTAATGATACACCATCTCCGATAGCGTAATTACTATTAAACGCATTGTTTAATACATTAGCACCTTTTACTTCTTTAGTGTGTTGCATGGATCGAGCCAAGGCTTTTGTATACCTTCTACCCAATTGATCATACAGGTTATCTTCGATAGCCTCTTCAGTTAACGCAAAAGCAAGAGCCACAGTTTCGTGTGTATATCTTGCAGTATAGCCTTCTGAAGCATTATCAAAGTTAACGCCCGCACCCTCTTCCTTGACAGGAGCAGCACCAAATCCAACAACTAATACTTCTTCTTCGAAAGCTCTTTCAGAGTCTTCGATAGAATAAAGTTCTTTATACTCGCTGTTGTATTCGTCATATTCTAGTCCAAATAGGGCATTTAGACCCGGTTCTAGTTCTTTCGCAAGTTGCGATCTACTTATAGCCATTTGTCACCTACCTTATGCTAGACCTGCGGATTTAACACCACAGATATGATTTTGAATTACGCATAATACATTTGTATTAGCACTCGCTACATCTTCGTTATCAGGGTCTTGACTTATGTCAATAGCCTTCAAAGGAAGAGTGGTTGTTGTCGCACCTGTTGTGACATCTAGTTCTACTCCAGAAATACCTGTATAGGTGCTTCCTGAGTTAGTGTCAACAATATCAAAGTTTCCGAACAAATCAGCAACTGGGAAAGCTGCGTCTGCTTGGACCTCAAATATCGTTTCAGGGTCGTCAATGATAAAAGCAATTAAATCAGAAGCATTAGTGCTTGCTGGATAATAGTTGCTAAATATTTGCTCTTTACTAGTTGGGTCTGTGTACATACAGCCATTGAATACGCCAACTACAGGTACAGCACTGCTTGGAGCAGCTCTTTCAACGGTTCCACCTGTGACTTGTTTCACGATGTCGCCTTGAAAAATTGAAGTACCGTAGTTTGCTGCTATTCTATAGCGGCTTTGTCCACCTGAATAGGGTGAGCCACCCATCATTCTTACAGGTTTCAGACCAAATGAAGCGTCTTTATTCGCCATTATTTACCTACCTTTTTTTTCCAAATGATACATTAGATTTTCTATCGGAGGAATACTTCACATATTTGTTATTGTTCGAAACTTCATTGAACATTGTATTATCAAGAGCTTGGTTCTGTTGAACGTTTCTGTTCTTGTAATGTTCGTTCCGTTCTTTAACAGTTTCAGTTGGTATTTTCGCCAATATCAAACCGCCTACGCTAATGACACCTGCATGTCGTCCATGTTCGATTGTAGGTAGAGGGAAATCAGGCATTTCGTCTTGTCGGACAAATTCCCATCCTTCTCTCATTCGGGCAGAAACATTGTTTCTGTCCTCTATTCCTACATACTCTGCCCTGATCCATCGGTATTTATAACCTTCTGGTGGGGGCGGAGTTTCGAGCATCCTTGCAGGTTGCCACGGCTTTCTTCTAGCAGTTTTATCGTGTTGCTCTTCGTCACGAGATGTACGGGTTACTTCGTTGATTGCGTCTATATCCATTATTTAGCTCCTTCTAACTTCATCATTTCTTTCCCTACCCGCTTGAGCCATTCTTGTTGACTCATGCCGTAAGGCTTTAAGTTGCTTTTAACAGAAGCATGGTTAGGACTAATCGTAATTCCGCTTCTCTTCCCTTGTGCTGTTTGACGGCTTCCATTGGAAGCTGAAGCTACTCTCTGCACAGATGAGTTCGCTCCCTTGCTGTCTTTCTGTCCACTCAAATCTGGGTAAACAGTTTTTAATCTTTTGTCCAACTCTTCATAATAGTCTTCACTTGAACCATCATAACCTTCGTTTTGTAGGTCTTCGTGAATACCCATAGCAGTATATGTTTTTACTCTATCCTTTTGGAACCAAGTATTATCTGCTGCCCAAGCCAACGCTTTAGAGTCGGGCTTAGGTTTATCATACACTGAAGTTCTTTGGTATGGAACATTTTGTTGAACAAGTTGTTCATTTTGAAATTGTTGCTGTTGTTGTTGCATTTTTGCTAAACGCACTCTTTCTTCTTCAAGAGACACTTTGTTTAACAGCTCAACACTTTTTAGCTCAAGATCAGGGTCGTTGGTCTCTCTTGCTTTTCTATACAAGTCTTCTGCTTGTTGCCTTTGAGATTTAACACGGCTTTCGTATTCATCCGTGTAACTCTTGTCCAGAACGCTGGCTTTATTCTTAACTGTAGCGTATTCACCTTGAAGTGAATAATACTTAGTTTCAGCTTGAGCAGCTCTTTCTTCAGCCATGCGAACCCTTTCGTTAAGCTTGTTGATTCTTTTGCTTACACCACGGGTGTATTTGTCTAGTTCATCCTCACTGCCTGAGTCAGCGGAGGCATCTTGATCTTCAACAGGAAGCTCTATCGATTCTGTGCTTTCTTGTATGTCATCAAGTTGAACCTGAATTTCTTTATTAGTTTCGTCTATCATATTTTTCTCCTATGCTGAAACGATGTCATCAGGGTTAAGGATGGTAGCAATGACTTCATCATCGTTGATGATTCTCACCTCACTATCATCCGCCAGTTTAAACCTTGAACCTGCATATCTGCCTATGAGTATCCACTGTCCTTTCTCGCACCAATGCTTTCGATCTTTAAATCGCCTTGCATCTTGGTAGCAGTCTGGACCCATGGCAACCACATAAGCAACAACAGTTGCTAAGGTTTCTTTTTCAATAGTTCCTTTAGTAAGCAAAATACCACCTTCGGTAATCCCTTTGCCTCTATAGGGTAAAACCAAAATACGCCAACCAGTTGGTTGAGGCATTCTTTCGAGGACGCTTTTATCAATCAAAGATGGGTCTAATACCCTTTCATTTTCTTTAACAAAAGCCTCTTCTAAACTAATCGTATCTTCTTCTTTTTTAATTGAAGTTTTCTTATTCATCGACAATATCTCCTTCGTGATGTAAGTGTTCCTTTATCTTATCATGAATGTATGAAATTGCGGAAATTTCTCCCATTAAAAACTGATAATTTTCCATGTCCTTTACCCCGCCAGACATGACAATCTCGTTAACTTGCTCCTCTCTACTTTTTAAATCTTTTCGGAGAGCATGAATAAAATCATACTTGTCCATTATCTAATATACGCCACTGAAGTTATTACCTCTTAAAGCAGCACCCTTGCCTCTGCTTTTTCCTTTGCCACTGCCCGGTTTGAATGGTTCTACCTTGACTTTCTTTGGCTGGGACAGCGGTATGCTTCCTTGACCTTTTATATTTAGTGAAGTTTTCACTTTCATTTTTTTGCTCCTTGGTTATTAATTATGTGTATTAAACACGTTTTCTCTTTGCCTTTGCTGTTCTGGCAAAAGACCTGTTTTTTTCTTTAGACAACATCCTGAGATTTCCAAAATTATTATTTAAAGGGTTGTTATCTAAATGAGCAACATCTTTGCCGTCACCAATTTTAGCACGACCAGCTTTTACCATCTGTCTTCTTGCATTATTTCTAGCCGCTCTTCTTTCTTTTTGTTTTGGCGAGCTATGATAATTAGCATACTCTTGCTCATAATTTCTTCCCATTTATTTTTTCTTAGCTACAGCCTTCTTTTTCTTTGCAACTGGTTTAGCTTTAGCTTTTGCTTTTTCTTTAACCACTTCTTCAACAACTACTTCAACCTCAACCACAGGTTCTGGCTCAAGTATTTCTATGTTGTTAATTAAAGCTTCAGCGTTTGCTACCTTTTGTTTTTCAAGAATTTTATTTTCTTTTATTTGCTCTTGTATTTTTCTGTTGATTGAACTTGTCATTTATTCATCCTCGCTTGTAAATCAATTAATTTTAACTCAGCTTGTTGCTTGAGTCTGTCTTTTGCAATGTCGTTCTTGTCTGATGCGTTCATTGCTTGCTGATCTGCTTTTTGTTTTTGCAATTGCAGTTCGGCAGATTTCTCCATTGCATCTTGTTGCTCTTTGGAAGAAAACTGTTGATTTTTCAATTCAATTTCTTTGTCACGCAGTCCAAGCTCTTGTTGCCTAATAGCAACCAGTGGGTCTTGTTGTGGCGGTGGTTGAATTGAAGACAAGAACTGATTTGATAGTTGTGCCAATATTGGAGAACTTATTCCCTCAATCATTGACGCTATTTGTTGTTGGATCATAGCTTGTGTCGGTGCATCCATTTGTTGTGACTGTTGCGTCATTTGCTCAATCTGTTGTTTTGCTTCAGGTGGCATTTGTTCTTCTGCTATTTTATTGGCTAGGAATTGTAAATGTTGCATCACATGAGCAATAATCACTGATTGTAACTGAGGGTTCATTTGCACGCCTTGTGTTAAAAACAAAGTCTTGTGAGCCTCAATATGTGCCTCATGGTTTTGTTCAACAAAAGCATTAGCAGGAAGACCTTGCAATAAGCCACTGTTTTCAATTCCTGCATCTATTGGTTTAGGCGTTGTGTCTTGTGGAGGTATAAGCAACGATTCGATGTTGTCTACGCCCAAAGCTGCGTACATTCTATAGTAAGCTTCATACAATCCTTGTGGACCGTGAATCTCTGGGTTTGATTGAACCATTGCCAATAACTCTTGGGCTAGAACAACTCGTTGGCTCATTGAGAAAATGTTTGGGTCTGACACAGGGATAATATCAACCTTTCTATCAAAATCCTCTAACTTAATCTCTCTTGATCCACTGCCTGTTTCGTATGGATATACAGGAGGCAAGAACTCACCAAAGACTCTGGCTAAAATTTGAAATTCAGTTTTTTGTGAATAGTGCAATCTTTTGTGAATAGCACTCATAACCTTTGTGCCTCTTTCTAATAAAGCCACGGTTGTGCCAACAGGCATAGCTGCGTTGGAGTCGCCAACATTCATGTCTGCTATGGAAGCAAATCGTTGACCACTTTGAACCAATAGCCCAAGCAAGTTAAATAAAACTTGACTTGGCTCTTTGTAAGGCAAAGGCATAAGAGAGTCTCTTAACGCTCCGCCCGGAGCATCCACATCTCTGAATTCGCCCGGTTGTAGTGGAGATGCCTCATCTCTAATCCTTATACCACGAGCTTTAAAACCTGCTGGTAAATTAGATAATGTTCCCGCATCAATCAATTGTCTCAATATAGATGTGGTAGCTTTTGATAGCCCGCCAATCATGTGAGATAAGCCTAAGCCATAGAAGCCAAGACCCGGCAAGAACTTGTACTGAACAAAATAATTGATTTTGTTTCTGATAGGGTCTTGCGGCTCGTAATTTCTTCTAATGGATAAAACGGTTTGCGATGACTCGTCTATGGTAATGATGTAAGGAAGTTTTAATCCTGTTGGTTCGCCTTCCTCGTCTAAATCTTCAAAACCTTCGATGTCTTCAACGGTATGAATTTCATACAATTTTCTTTGCTCATCGTTGCCGTATTCAGGCTCCATGCCTTGAATTTTATCAATCTCTTCTGTCACTGAGTTTCTTATTTCTATGTCGTTTCCTGTCAGATCAACATCCGCATAGAAGCCTGAGAGCTGTAATTTTCTTACTTCATTGCTACTCATGGACACTATGTGTGTGACTCTTTCTGCACTAAGCAGGTCAGTAGCCTCATAGGGAACCAACAAATCTTCAGCGGGAATAAACTTGGAGACAGGTCTTCTTTTTGACGCATCATAGTAAACTTTTTTAAAGGCACTTCCTGATAACGGTAGATAGAACAATAATTGATCTAGCTCAGGATCGTATTCAGGCATTTCATTCATGATGTAATAATTCATGAACTCAGAAACTCTTTCAGCCTGCATTTCTGTGTTAGCGTTTCTTTGACCAATGATCTGTGTCTTAACTGGACCGCTAGCGGGCAATAGTTCTTTATAGGCTTGAGCTTGGAATTGAGTTACAGATTCAGCCAATATAGGATGAATAACTCCACTTGAACCTTCAAATGGTTGACTTCTATGTTCGTCAAACCTCATGCCTAAATATTTTAGACCGTCTGTATAAGTCTTCATCCAGTCTTTTCTGGATTCTTTGTCGCTGTCTACATTGTCAATTAATTTTTTAGAAATAGAACCTAGAATATTATTATCAAGATACTCAACCAAGTTAGCGTCAAACGGTATCTCTTCTTGCTCTTCAACTTCTTCTTCACCAATGGTTATGCCATCTTCTGAGATGGTAACCTCCAGTGCTTCCATCAGTTGCTCGTCAAATGTAGGAGCCTCGGCTTCTATCTCAATTGACTTGCCCTGATCAATAATGTCTGGGTTTTCTTCTGTGCCTAATCTTCTTTCTATTGCCATAGTGGTTTATTATATATTTAAAATTTAAAAATGTTTAATGTAATACTCTTTTATGTTCCCTTGTCTGAACTAAATCCGTTAATTCTCCTTCAATAATGTATCCGTCCACCTCAGCGATTAACTCAGCAACTTCTAAGTTTTCCGCATATATCTTTGGTCCCTCAAAAGGCTGACCGTCATGGTAAAAAGTTGTAATAAATATTTTCATTAATAATAACTTAATTTCTTCCTATCGAATGATACCTCATCTTGATAGTCTGTGCCTAGCTCTATCAAGCCACCTTGTCGTATCCTCATAAGAGCCATGGTTGCGGAATCCGCAAAGTCATCGTTCTCTCCGTAGGGAAAGGAAGCCATTTCTTCTATGACTTCTTCTGCAAAAGTGTCTTCTGTTGCCCATATCATTCCACTTTCAAACATCGGTGATACAGAGTTCATTCTGGCTATTTTGTCTTGCCCTCTGCTTGGAGAATAAGATTGCACAGGAATACCAATCTTTCTTAGCTCTTGAGCCAAAGGTGTGCCGCTGGCTTTTGCTTCAATTAAAACAATATCTGGTTCCCAATACTTGTATTCCTCTAAGGCTATGTTTTTAAGTTCTGGGAAATCCACTCTGTGTCTTGATGCATCTAAAAGTATGATGGCTGATTCATCGCCCTCATCTGGATGAAATATGCCCCATGTCGTTATAGCCGAATAGTCAGCGGTTTCTTTGGAACTAAAGGCAGTATCGTAGCTTTGTATAATACATTCGCATGTCGGTATATCGTCTTTCTCCCAAGTTTTCCACCACTCTCTTTTAATAATAGAGCCACTTTCTGCGATTGGATTTTGCATCCACTGAGCATTCCACTTGGAAATTGGCAGTGATGCTTTGACACCTAACAACTCTTCTTTTTTCCAGAACTCTCCCCAAAGAGGTTCTTCTGAGTCAGGCATGATGGCTGGAAATTCTACTAACTCCCATTTATCTGCATGCTCTTCGTTTTGTCTTTTTAGTAACCGACCAGCCAAGTCTTTGGTAGACCAACGGGTCATCACCAAGATGATAGTACCGCCCGGCTGTAACCTTTGGCGTGGACCTGATGTGTACCATTCCCAAGCTGCATCCATGGCAGTTGGGGACATGGCATCTTGCTCTGAGTGAGGGTCATCAATGATGAGTAAATCTGCACCACGACCTGTGATGGCTCCGCCCACTCCTGAATAGAAAGCTTCTCCACCAGCATTGGTTGTCCACCTTCCTGCTGACTTGTTATCATCTGATAGGCTGATGTTTGGAAAGATTGATTGATAGTCTTCAGAGTCAATAATGTTTCGAACTCTTCGACCAAATCGTACCGCTAGTTCTGCGGTGTGGGTTGCTTGAATAATTTTTAACGATGGATTTAATCCCATCATCCATGCAGGAAAAAAGGTTGAGGCAAATTCTGATTTAGAGTGTCTTGGGGGCAAACAAACAATTAGTCGTTTTAATTTGCCCTGTGCTATTCGGTTGAACTTCTCGGACAGGATTTTGTGATGCCTTCCCATGATAAAACCTATCCACATTGCTTTAACAAATTCTAAAAAATCATTCCTGCATTTTTCATTGCCTTTAATATTTTTCCATTTTTCAATCAAAGTTAAAGCTTCTATCTGCTCATCTTTAGATAAAATATCAAATGATTTTATTTTGTTTAAATCTAGCATGTCAGGTGGGAAGCTGGACAATTTTTATAGGGGGGAGAATCGCCAACTTCCCGTGACATGAGTTTATGAGAGAGAGGAGATATACATAGATACCCACAAGAAACATGTCAATCTTCATTTTCACACAGTTCTTCTTGTTTTAATAGCCCTAATAAGGCATAACCTGCTGTGTCAATCCAGCTGTCTTCATGGCTTGGATTTTGTGAAATTCTGATTAGTTTCATGCATAACATGATATTGGCGGCATCACTGCTGTTAAGCTTCTCTGAAAGCTTTCTTCCTAGAATAACATTGCACAT